TATCAAATCCAGCATATTGTCCATTCTTTTCTTCAAACGAATCAAGCTGTTCTCGATATTCCTTGACCTTGCCACTCCACTCAGTAGCACGAGCACGATATGTCTCTTGGTTCTCAGCATCAAGACTGTTCTTCGCTAGTCGATTGTAGCTCTTCGCTTGTCGTTTAGCATGATTGAGCTTGTTCTCGATTAGTTGTCGTTCCTTGATGATGGGTTTCTCTTCATAGTACCTTGATTCGGGCTTTGAGCTTATGCCTTCGAAGTATGTCGAATGCTTATCCTTACAATTAGGATGATACAAGCCAGCCGCCATCGCTGAACTCATTAGAGGGTATGGTCCGTCTTTAGAACTTCCACCACTCCACACATCATCGATGAGCACCTTACCCTCGAATGGCATACACAATGGACACGCATTGAATCGCTTGTTCAATATGACGGTCGATACGCCCCATTCTTGTCGCTTCTGACCTTCGCCCATTAGATAGGCTCGTTTGGATGCTGTTCTCACAGCCATGTCAGCATACGACACGATGTTGTGCACCGCACCATTCGAGTACGTGATGCAATTGATTCCCTTTTTTAGAAAGTCGCTTGTTGCCATGTCCACAGCCTTCTCATAGGTGAGGGCTCCCGAACTTGCTGCGACTTGTGATTGGAAAATGATTTTGCGATATTGGTCGTTCGCATATCTTAGTACAGCGGTTTGGGCTGTCTTCATGTCATGCTCGACCGCATTCATCAACGCATCTAATCGCTTTTGATTCGTTTGGAAGAATCCAGCACTTAGACCACGTTCACGCTTTAGAACGTAGCCTTTTTCGAGTGCCTTCAACACATTGAGCTCCTCATCGCTTGCACCTTGCAATGATGCATTGGCGATGGTCTCTCTAATCTTCTTGTTCATCGATTTGAACTCGAGACCGTACTTCTTAGCAGCCTCTTGTTTGAATCGATGAAGGTCTTCGAGTTGAATTGCCTGCCATTGAGTCCATTCGATACCAAGCTCAGTTTCTTCCGCTTTGTGTTTTTTGAGATTCCTCGTCATGGACTCGAGCAATTCATTCTCGATTCGTTCAAATGCTCGACTAACATCATAACCCATTCGAATACACCTTGAATCCTTTCAATCGATATTCTCGAACCATCTTCTTGAGTTGAGTTCTCGATGTCGGTTTCAAATTCATCATCTCAATCTGACCGTCTTTCTCGACCGCATAGATTCCGAATGGACAATACTCCTTACTCATGTTGAGAAGTGCTTTCGCTTGATCCGTTCTCATTTGGTAGTTCTTGTTCATGATTCTCACTAGCAAGTTCATCACCTCTTTCAACGCTGAATCCATCCAAGTCCGTGTTGACATAAGGCTCATCGACCTCGCTGATGCCTTGCTCAGACTTCAAGCGAATAACTTCTTCGGACTTCCATTGCTCGTCCTTAGAATCGCCATAGAGCTCATCCACAGAGGCTTCGATGGACATGATGCCACTTGTTTTTGCTTTTGCCACAGTCTCAACTTGAGACTCGAATGAAGGATTCGCATATTCCCCAAAAGGAACGTTCACCGTAATCTCTTCGATAGGTCTACGATTCAATACGTTGAAGCTATTGATTGTCATGTTTACTAATTGAGGGATAAACTCTTGTAATGCTTCCACAATCGTGTTGCGTGTGTAGAGAGTCGTCTTCTCTTTCTCACGCTGTGCCTCAGCATTGTCAAGCTTCTTCACATCAATCCCAATCGTAGAAGGGCTCACGATACCTTGCAACGCTAAATCTAAAGCGGTGATGTAGGTTGCCAAATAGCTCTCGTGAGGGATGTTCGCTTGTTGCAATGTAATCTCATTGCTTGCTCCTTCGGCTCTGTCAGATGCTATCTTGATGAATCGATTATCGAATGCATTCGGCTTCATGAATGTTCCTGTTCGTGGGTCCCGTGGAAGCAACGATTCGGGAATATATTCTTTTGTTCGACCGCTTCGAAGTGCATCCATCCATTGAGACCATGACTCATCCAACGCATCGAATGTGTCCGTCTTTCTGTCAAAGATGGATTCGCCTCGACCTCGTTCCACATCAGATTCAAAGATGCTAAATGGCACACATAGAATCAAATGCTTGTCGAACGTGAAATCGTTGATGTCCTGTGTGTATTCAGTCGAATGAATATCCAATTCAGCATCACCACGATAGAGCTTGTTCGTTACATATCCGAATCCATAATGTTCTTCTAGTGTATATGTTTGCTTGTTCTCATCAAATCGAGTGGTGAAGACGACCTCATGCAATCGCCCACGCTTGTTCTTGATTTGGATACGCTCACCGCTTACCCATTCAATGATTGGATATTGTGAGACCGTAGAATCAAACGAGATTCTGAATGCTCCATCACCAATCACAAGAGCATCTTTCACCGCCTCTTTCAATTGTTTCTTGAAGTCGTTATCTTGTGCGATATCCTCCCACAAATCTTCATGCTTGGAATCTTCAAATTCCAAATCATTCATGTCGTAGAGCACCGCATCTCTCAAGACCTTCACGATGATTCCCGGGAGTCCCGTGTGAATCTTTCTGATTTCTTGCCCCGGAGTTGAATGTGCACCCCAAAAGCTCAATCGTGTCGTTGATAATTGCGAGTAAAGTTGTTGCAACTCGTAGGACTTGCCACGATACCAAATTCGATTCTTAGCAGCATTGTCCTCGAATGTCATCTCTTCATTGATGACAATCGCACTCGGTTGAGCTTTCTCAATTTTCAAAAAGCTCCTCATTCCATTTCTAATCATATTCACCAACCCCATCGTCTTCTATTTCTCCTCTCTGTTGTCCAATCATTCGCTTGTAAGGTAACCACGCATATTGATTCGCATTGATTGTGTGGTCGTTCTTGTCTTCTGGTGCTTCTTTCGTTTCTTGCCACGAATAAGCGTTCATCTCTTTGATATGTTCCACGCAATCTTCAACGACCAAATAGAATCCTCGAGCAATCCAACCAATTTGAAGGTTGATTCTGTCGATGATTTTTGTTTTCTTATAAGCGTTTATAAAATTGTATATTGTTCCATATTGTCTCTTGTATTTGTTTAATTCTGTGATTGTCGCTTGGTCTGCCGAATCGATAAACGCATCTCGACAAAAACCCCATTCTTTTGAATTTCTGTCAAGGAATGCGATGAACATCTCAACCGTGTCCGATGGTGCGATTGGCGTGTCTAAGTCCGCATTGTTGTAGACTTGCTCGCTCAATGTAACCAAATGCCCGTCATCCGTAATGCCTTGGAATATCATCGCAATCGTATCAGGGCTCTTAGATGAGTAAGCTGTATCGAGCCCAGCTGAGAACATCACATAATTGAACTTCTTCGCTTGAGCTTTCGTGATTACGTTCTTCTTACTATCGAAGTTAGGAAAGACCAATCCTGTTGCACGGCCTCGAAGTCCTTGAATCTTGTTCTTGTACATCTTAGTGCCCACAGGAGCAGCATCAATCTTCTTTTGGATATCCTCTTTTGTCAAAGAGAGATTGTCGTTGAACGAGAAGAACCAATATCTCCATTTTGGATTGTGTCGTTCTTTCAAGTCAGCCATAATCTCACGAGGAACATCCTTCTCGTATTTCTTGTACGGTCGTGAGCGATTGATGAATTCCTTATACACAGGAAGGTCGGGATTGTCGGGGTTGAGTGTAGCCATCATATAGTCGTTACGAGTAGAGACCTCACGGACAAATTCAATGTCCGATGTGTTTATCTCATCGATGTACACACATCCATATTGCCCACCAAGAGCCATCTTCCACTTGTCTGCGTTGTCGTATCCAAGCACATAGATGATTTTGTCTTCGAATTTGATATGAGGAATCTTGTAATCTTTATCCCCATTACCAAAATAAAAAGCATCCCGATGGATGTCGAGGATGCCATTGTCCTGGTTTATTAAGTTCTTCTCAGCAACACCGACCGTCTTCGCTGCGATGATGTGGAACTTCTTCTTGCTCCTTGAGACCATACGCATGAACTTGACTCCAAGCCCCACCGTGGTCTTGCCGGCGGCTGTAGTGCCTTCAAGGAAGTCCGCATCCACATTGTCAACTGTGTTGCAAAAATCGATGTATTTTTGTGAAAGTGGGAAGCTATTCATCGAGCCCACTTCCTCCTAATTGGTTCACGATGTCATCGAATTTCGGTTTCGATTCAATCTGAGCGTTGATGTCCACACGATCCGTGAACGTACCATATCGCTTGCCTAGAAGCTCCGCCGCTCGTGTTCTTGATTGTACGTTCGGGACCGCTTGGATAACCTTTTGAGTTCCTTCACCATCAAGAACCAACAAAGGCTCGGTCTTCTCGCCACGCATCACGCTAGTCAAATATTGAAGGACTTCTTCTTGTGTTGCAATCTTCTCGGATTCGAGCTTTTCGAGTCGTTCATCGATGTAGTTTTTTATTGTAGTGTTTTGTAGTAGCTTGTTTGCGTTAGTGTTTGCGTATTTTGAACTATAACCAGCCTTGATTGCTGATTGAGTCGCATTGCCCGTGATGATGTACTCATCCGCAAATCGTTGTTGTTTCAATGTCATTTTCGTCATTTTCCATCACCTCATTTCTATATTTTAACCAACAAAAACCCTCGGGAGTGGAGACCCGAGGA